CTGTGGGTGCAGCGGTGAGTCCTTGTGCCGTTGTGGCTGACATCCGCGTGGATGCGACCGTCCTTGACGAGCTTCATCCAAGACTGCTCGCCCTCCGCAAGCATGCCGATCATCTTGGACACGCGCATGCGCTCAGAGAACGCCTTGGCTTCCGGGTAGTCCATCTTGGACAGGACAGCCTCGTCCATGAGGGGCTGGCCCGCAGGGGTGAACAGCGTCGGCTTCCACCCGTACTTGCGGATGAACCCTTCGGCAATCTGTGCGCGGCTCTGCGGATTGAACGGCCGCATCTTCCAGACATCGCCGTTCTCGTCTTCTTCGTGGAGCGCTGGGTCCAGTTTCTTCGGTCGGCGCTTGTACTTGCTGACCCGCTGTGCAGGGAAGGCATCCTGCACCTTGGCATTCAGTTCCTCGCGCTGGCTGGAGAGGCGCGCATACAGTTGTGCCGCAGCCTTCTCATCGAAGGCAAACCCGTTGCGGTTCATGCGCCCGATGGCCTGCATGAAAGCCAACTCGCGCTGGTAGATGCCGATGTCCAGGCAATAGTCCTGCTTCAGCGCGGCCCACAGGTTGGCGAGCACCTCGACATCCTTGATGCAGTAGTCCAGCATCTCCTGCGTGAACAGCGCCCAATCTGTTTCGATCTCGTCCTTGTGGACGCCGAGGCGGTAGCCCCAAGCCTTGAGGCTGTGGCGGCCCACTAGCTCCTTCGGGTAGTCGCTGATCCTGTAGTCAATGTGGCTCGGATCAGGGACCACAGCACGGGCAGCCAGCAGGCTGTCCATGACGGACCCGTCACATGCTCGGTTGAACAGCGGGTACAGCTTGGTGATAGCGGGCACATCGAACCCGTAAGCGTTGTGGAAGACCACACCGCGGCGAGAGTTCTGGACAAGGTATGCCACGCCATCCTCGATGGACCCGTTGCGGGGCGCGATGGCCTCGTCATTGTGGAACGCGAGGATGCGCTCATCGTCCTTCAAGACGATGCAGTGGATCTTGGTCATGCTGTCGAGCAGACCATCCGTTTCGATGTCAGCGAAAATCATGTGTGTGTGTTCCTCCCCAGAGGCGTCTAGCCTTCGTCCTGTTCCTCGGCAGGGCTGTCCCAAGTGATCGAGCACTTGGAGGCCAACTCAGCGACCCCTGCCACAAGGCCAACATTCGGGCTGGCCCCGTTGTCGATGAGCGTCTGGCCGATCTCAGACAGGACCGCCATGTAGGCGTTCCTGATTGCTTTGACCTTCTGAAGCTCAAGCTTCAGGTCGTCGTTCTCCTTCTGGAGAGCCTTGTACTTTGACTTGCAAACAAACATCAGTCTTCGTCCTCTTCTTCCTCTTGGTCGGCAATGGCCTCAATGATCTTGTCGGCAATCTGCTCCTCGATGCCGTGTAGGTGGTAGTCGAGCAGGACAATCTGCAGGGTGCCGACAATCTGGGTCTCAGTCAGCGAAGGGTACTCGTAGATGTGGTGGTTGATCACCTTTAGCAGGGCATCCTGCAGATGGCCCTCCACGCGCTGGTTACGCATGGCGAGCTTGATGTCTAGGTCATCGTTCAAAAGGGCACCTCTTCGGTATCGGACTCGAACCCTTCGAGGCTGGTTGACTGCAACCTGCCCGTCAAAGGATCGTAGGCCAGGAAACACGCCACCCCGGTGTCGCCCGTGTAGCGGTTCTTGAGCACACGCACCGTAGTGGTGTTGCGCGCTGCATCCGTCTCAGCCTGCTGGTCACGCTCGAGCCCGATCACAGCATCTGAGAGTTGCCCGATGCTCGCGCTGCCCCGCAACTGCGCAAGGCTGGTCGCAGCGCCCTCCTCATGGCCCTTGCCCTCGGGGCGCTTGAGATGGCTCACCACCAGCATGCCGATGTCTAGCTCATGGCACAGCAGGCGCAACTCGGTCATCACCTTGTCGAGTACCTGCCGCTCACCCAGCGCGCCGCTGACCTCCTCCTGCGAGGAGACCACAATCGAGACATGGTCGAGCACGATCCACCTGCAGTCCATGCCCGCAGCCATGTACCTGATCTGACCCATGAGCAGACCACTGCCCAAGCTGCCCCAGTGGTCGAGGAACACTGCGCGCCCCATGAGGCGGTCGAACGCCTCCCTGATGCTGTCGGTGTCGGCTGCATCGGGATGCTGCGCCAGAGGCTTGTCCATCTCGATGCCCAGCACGCCCAGCACGGTACGCTTGACGGGCTCTTCGAGTCCGAGGTAGCCGACCGATTGGCCCTTGCTAAGAAGGTGGTGCGTGATCTCGCGGACCACGGCGCTCTTGCCGATTCCCGTTCCTGCGGTGATGGTGACTAGCTCTCCTGTCCGCAGGCCAAGCAGCTTGTCGTTGAGCCCCTCCCAGGGGTATCCGATGCTGCTGCAGGTTTCCTCGCGCATAACCTCTTGCCAGAGGTTCTCGCCCGTGAGTAGGCCGTCTGGTCTCCATGTACTCGCCTCCCACAGGGCGCGCACAAGAGCCTCCTGCTCGCCAGCTACGAGCATCTCGTTGGCATCCTTGCGTGGCAGCTTCGCAACCTTGAGCGTTCCAGGCTTGAACAGGGCCGCGCAGTCCTCGACTGCCTTCAGCCCAGCCTCGTCCTGATCGAAACACAAGACGATCTCGCCGTAGCCTTGCAGCCAATTCATGGCCGAAGCCAGCGACTTGCGCGCAGACTGGGCACCGTTGGGCAGCGAAACGACGGGCCACTTCAGTCCCAGCACTTGCGCGCAGGACAGCGCGTCGATCTCACCTTCAGTGATGATGACCCGCTTGCCGTTGTCGCGGAACAGGTGCTGGCCCCACAGGCCCATGCTGCTGCTGTCACCGACGATGGTGAAGCCCTTGTCCCGCGTGCGGAGCTTCTGGCACTTGGCGCGGCCAGTCCTGTCAAAGTAGGTGGCAGCCTGCACGGCACGGCCTCGGTGCTTGCCCACCCCGTAGCTGTACTTGCGACAGGTATCCTCACGGAGCTTCCTGTTAGGCAGCGCCATGTACTCAAGCGTCAGAAGCTCGCGAGGCGCAGGCTCTTGGGGCTGGTGCCCACTGCCCCCGTACCGCTTCTCACACCGAAAGCAGTATTCATACTGCTCACCGCCCGTCTTCTCGTAGACGGCGCGAGCGTCACTCGAGCCGCACTCGTCGCAGGAAGTGTGACGGACGAAGTTAGCGTCCTCGGTTTCCTTTGCTCCGGTTGGCTTTCCGGCTGACCACTCGAAGGTTCTTGCGGCCGTTTCCGCCGCCCTTTGAGAGAGGCCGCTTGTGGTCAACTTCTTTCCCATCGCCCTTGCTGACCCTCCCATCACGCATCGCCTCGCGGCGTGCGGCGTTGCGCTTGGCGCGGTTCTTCTTCTGCTCGGGCGTGCTGTGGTACTCCCGGTACTCCTTCTTGTAGTTGCGCTTCTTCTTCGCCATGGCTGGGCTCCAGGTGGTAGCGGGCGTAGCGCCGCCCATTCACATCGCGGCAGATTTGCGTCACGATGTTGTGCCCTTGGTTTCGAAGCTCTCCAATCCGCGCTGCCAGACGAAAGCACCCAAAGAGAGTAAGCGCCTCAACTGGGCTGATCTTGGTCCCCTTCTGCAGGTAGTCCAGAATCCTCTGCGCCTGACTGAGTTGCGTTAGTGATGAATGCGTCAACGAAGTCCCCCGTGTCTTGAATCTTGAAAAGTACGAACCAGTTTGTGTCGCCGTCCTCCCTCATCAGAACGATGGGAAGCTCGGAACCGCAGTCACGCTGCGCCTGCCTGTAGAACTTCAGGGCAGCGATCCTCTTGTAGCGCTTCACCTCGACATGCGCGTTGGGCAGCGCATGTAGCAAGTCGGCGCTGAATGCTCCATTCGCCTGCGCCGCCCGTATGCAGTTCGGACTGTTCCAGTGCTCGCGGACGGCGTCTCGGGCATCTCGCTCACCGCGAGCGCCTTTCTGGCGGGAGTTGACCATAGAGTTGGTGCCTCTTGAACTTGAGCCCACCGTCGCGTAGGTACGGCGCTCTGCTGTACTTGAGCGGGTCCCCTCTCTGGAACTGCTCTTCGCATGCCTTGTCCATCCTGCCGTTGCGCGACATGAACTCGGCGTAACACTGGTCGCAGTGTGGCAGGCCGCAGAACAGTCTGTCTGCTCTGCGGCCACATTTGCATTTGTCGTCAGAAGGCAAAGTCTTCGTCGCCCTCTTCTTCTTCCTCGGCCGCCGGGGCAGCAGAGGCGGGAGCGCTGGCGTAGTTGGCCGTCTCGTCACGGAAGCCAAACGACTTGGCGTCTCCGCTGTACGACTTGGCCTCAAGCACCTGCACAGCCAGAAGCTTGAGGCTCAGTCCGACGCCAAGCGCCGGGACATGCCAAGCCGTGACCATGACGCGGCACTTGATGAGGCTGCCTGCTCCAACTTGGACATCGGTCGGCTTGGCGTCAGCGCCAACAAGCTGAACAAACAGGGGCTCCTTCTCCCCGGTAGCGGGGTTCAGGCGAGCAGCCTTCTGCTTGCACTTGAAGATCCAGCGCCCGGTCTCTTCCCCGGTGTCCTCGTCAATCTCGGCTTCCCACGGGAGCGGCGCTTCGCGCAGCTTCTTCTTGCCGCTCTGGAACTCACTCATGGCCGACTCGAAGTAGGCCTGGAGTTGATCAGCAAGCTCTTGGCCCTCGTCGCCGTCGACAATGAGGCTGGTGCGGTACACACCAAGCTCATCGAAGCGCGTGTCAGGCTCGTTGAGACGGGGCCACTGAGCGACACCCGCGGGAGTAGTGATGTAGATGGGCTTAGGCCCAGCGTGCGTGTTTCGTTTCATGAGACGAAGTAGCGGCTTTTCTTGAGTAGGTTGATGTCGAAGGTCCCCTGAGCGGGTAGCTCGGGGAGTTTGACTTCAGCGGGCAGGTGCTGCCTAACCTCATGGTCGAAGTCGGCCAGCAGGTTCCCGCTGAAGATGCTGTGGTACACACTAAGGATCTGGCGGCGCAAAATCGAGAGCTTCTCAGGGGTGGTCGCGAAGCTGTCGTGGATCACGCTCAGGTCAGAGCAGCCCGCCGCACTGGCCGCTTGCACGATGCCGTGCAGGCAGGCAGCGTCGATGGAGTGGACGAAGTTCGGGGCCACGCCGTCAGCTTGGCTGCGCTTGTCGATGCCCTCGATCTCCTGCTTGTACATCACGCGCACCCTGCCACGCGAGGCCAACTGGATCTCGCAGTCCTTGGTGGGCTTCGTGTGCATGAAGCAGGGGAATCCAGACGGCGAGGTCCAGCGAATAGGAATGCCTGCAAGGGTGTGGGCGTCGGCCACTCCCCGCAGATACTCCATGGCAGCGCGGCTGCCGCTGATAACCTCCCCGATGGCCTCCCACACACGGGCGGTGATCCAGACGAGGTCCCTGAAGGGCACATGGTCCTTGGGCACGAACGACGGCGCGCCGTGCTTCCTCGCAAACGCGGCATATTCGTCCATGATGTACTGCTGCGCGCTGTGGCGCGTGCCGCTGTACGGGACGATCATGACGGGGCGCTTGACCAGCTTGCGCGGAACCTCGCCCCCGAAGTAGTCGAGCCAACTCTTCGCCAACTCGGGGTCACTCTCCAGCATCTTCTTCTTGGCGGCTTTCGCGACCTCGATGTAGATGTCCTGGCGCTCAGGGTCGTCGCTGCAGTTGGTGGCGCACGCCCCGACCGTGTCCCGCAGCATCAGGCTGTAGATGGCGAGGCCATTGCAGGACCCGTCGATGTGGCACGGGATGCGGATGTTCGCCGTGGGGTCATGCCTGTAGCGGCCGTGCTCCAAGCACCACGCCAAGAACTGGAACGGCTCGTCCTGCTCGGCCCACCACATGCAGTCGAGCGGGTCGTCGGCAACCTGCAGGATCAGGTCTTCGTGGTCATCGACCCAAGCCACACGATCCTCGAGGCTGAGTTTGTCGTGCCCCGCGAGGTTGGCCCCGGTGATCTTCCACCAGTTCTCGCCTGCCTCTGTAGTGATCGGCTCGCCCTCGCGGAACAGCAGCAGGGAGCGGGCGATGTCGTCGCCCTGCGGGGACAGGTAGCTCACATGCGAGTAGAGGCGGCCTCGGAAGTCAGCGAACCAAGGCAGGTAGAACCTGTCTTGCTCCAGCATGAGCTTGGCCGTGTACAGGGTCTTGGCGATGTAGACCTTGCGGCTGGTGTTGCTGCGCAACTGCTCCCTGTGGGCTTGCCCAGCCCGCGCAAGGTCACGGCGCTTCTCCACGCTCATGTCTGCCGTCGCTTTCGGCGGCGGGTCCATGGGCTGGTCAGGCATTCCCGTGACATAGATCTCGGACTGGTACAGATGGTCGATGACCTCGTACACATCGGCGTTGACTTGCCACGGCACCTCCTGAAGCGTGTTCATGCACGCGAACAGCGGCGACAGGTCTGCCCCCTCAAGCGCCGACATGTAGTCAGCGTTCTTGCTGCGGATGGCAGGTTTCTGGATGACCTCAAGGTTGTGGTAGCCACCCTCCCAGAGTGATGTCCACGGCCGAGGCTTCTCTACGCATGGCATCCAGAACGGGTGCAGAAGCTCCGCATGCTCATGGCTGTCCCGAAGGAAGGCCAGCGCCTCGTCGGTCGCCTGCACATAGCGGTTGCGGCGAACCTGGCCCTTGTTGACCGTGGTCTCATGCTCGATGGCGACGAGCCCCGTGCTTTCCACCATCAGGTCGAGCATGAGCGCACCGAACTGGATGCACTGCTTGCGCTCCCATCCATCGGTCACGAAGTCGTTCCGGCGGCCGTAGTGGAACAGACGCTGGATAGCCTTCTGGGGGCGCGTGCGCTCGGCGTGGTTGATTGACTTCCACACCTTCGGGTCGCGCTGACGCACTTGGTCAAGCTGCACCTCATCACTCGCAGCCTGTCCGATCTGCGCGCATGCGCTGGCGAACTTGCGCTTGTGGACGATCTGGTCGAGCACCACTCGGCACACCAAGGCAGACAGGCGCATGAAGTTCCCGTCCTCCTCCATGAACAGGGCGACCTCGTGGAGAGAGCTTGCGTTCCGGCCAGCCTTCCCGTTGACCTGCGTGTGCCAGTCCTTGATCGCACCGTTGAGATCGTGGACGGCGCGCTTGGTCAGAGCAATGCCTGGACCAATCCTGCTGGCGTACTTGTGCTTCTCTGCCCGCTCAACTGTCTTTCTGTACCGAGACTTCCCAAGCTCGGTCATCTGCTTTTCAAGGTCGCGCTGACGCATCTGCCTCCATGTGGTCGATCAGCCGAGAGAGATACCACTGCGCTTTCTTGAGATCCTCAAGCGGTTTGCCCTTGTACCGGAAGCGCCACAGGTACTTGAGGATGTTGCCCTTGCAGTAGCCCTCGAACTCCACGCTCGACATGCTGGCCTCGATGGCTTGGATGGCTTCGATGCTCCCCGCACGGTAGTGCGAGGGCGAGCTAACTTGGTCAGTCAATTAGAACTCCTCGGAGATGATCCAGCGCCACACCGCATTGTTGTGCGACGATTCCGTTTCCAAGGGCACGAAGTCTGTCCACCCGTGTGGCATGCCCATCAATGCCTCCACGAACGGTGCGCTCAGTTGCAGGCCAGTGTTCACGCGGTACTTGGTCCCAATCGCCCTCGGGGCCTGGCGGCCAAGCAAACCATTCGTGGGGGCCTTGTCGCTGGGACTCGTCCCGTCCTTCCAATCTCGCGCTGTCGGGGTCGCCCACTGCCTCGCCGCGTCGGTTAGCGTCCTGCCAGCGTGACGGCCACTGCTCGTAGAGTAGCCTGCTGCTCCGCAGCTTTTGGAATCCCCCGCTACGGCTGTAGGCCAGAACAAAGACTCGCCGTCTTTGATGTGGCGCGCCTGCGGTTTCGGAAGCGCTGTATACTCCCCAAGCGCAAGTGTACCCCAGTTCTCCATCGAGATCCTCGAGGATGTCTTGGAGGCCGCGCTTGACGATTCCGGGGACATTCTCCAGAGCAACAACTGCTGGCCGCACTTCGGAGATGATTCTTCGGGTGGACGGCCAGAGCGCCCTCGGGTCTTTGTCGGCAAGTCCTCTGCCAGCAACGGAGTAGGGCTGACAGGGAATTCCGGCAGCGATGAGAGAAACTCGCCCACGCCACGGGATGCCGTCAAAGGTGTGCAGATCAGACCAAATAGGGCACGGGTCCAACCACCCTTCTTGCATGCGCGCTGCCAAGACGCGAGCGGCATATCCTTCCCTTTCGACCATACAGACTGTGCGAGAGCCTGGAAACGCCAGTCGGAGGCCGAGGTCGAATCCTCCCACTCCTGAACAGAGAGAGAGTACTTGGGGACGAAAAGCCACATCAATCATCGTAGTAGTCGCGGATGCGCTGCTCTGACCGCCCAGCGGCCACACAGAGCGACCAAAGGAAGAACAGGCTCAAGCCTGAACAGACGAGAATGGCGGTCATTGCTGCGCTCCCGCTTTGACGCTGCTGATCACGCTCTCGCCAGCGTGAGTGATGATGAACCCTTCGAGCATGCAGTCCAGATTGCGGTCGAGCAGGCGGTAGATCCTTTCGATCCAGCCCCTGTCTTCCCAAGCCCGGAGGCGCGCTCGAGCAACTGTGAAGTCTGCTGTGCCATGGACGAGGGTCCACGGCTTGTTGTGCTTTCCCTTTGACCTCAACTCGAACTCACGCGGCTCGCCCATGGGGCGCGCAGAGAAGAAGCCGGGGATGTCGGCCATGTCGGCCAGGAAACGAGAGAGGTGGGCGTCGTTGTCGCTTGCTTTGCTTGCCATGAGTGTGGAACGAGAGAGGCGGGCCACAATCGACCCGCCTCACCGTTGTGGCAACCCGCCACGGTCAAATCAAGACCCTGCCCTAATTTTCGAGGACGGACATTGCGTCTTCGAGGTCGGCCTCGGCCAAGTGCGCGTAGCGCTGGGTCGTCTTGATGTTCGTGTGGCCCAGAAGCTTGCTCACCTTGTAGATGTCCACGCCCTTCTGCACCAGACGGGAAGCGAAGGTGTGGCGCAGCGTGTGGACCGTGACGCGCCCGTCGAGCCCGCTCTTGCGGCGCGCTGCCAAGAAGTAATGCTCGAAGGTACGCGAGGCGCAGCGCCCGCTGGGCGGGAGCCCAGCATCGTGGCGGAGCCGCAAGATCGCCCTGACCTGACTGACCATGGGCAGGTAGCGCTTGCGCGTGTTCTTCGTGTTGTGGACGCAGATGCGCTCCCTGCCGCTGTCCCATGAGACATCGGACCATTCGAGGTTGAACAGTTCAGAGACCCGCATCCCCGTCAGGACAAGCAGGGTCGCTGTCAGGCGGTAGTCGTTGTCCATCAGGTTGAACAGCTTCTCCTGCTCCTCCGGGGTCAAGTAGCGCTCTGGCTGCTCCTGGATGCGCTCGCCCTTGGTTCGGGGCACGATGCTGATGGCACCCAGTTCGTGGGCAGACTCAGCCAGAACACGCCAGATGCTGCGCTTCTTGTTGATCGTCGCAGGCTTGTTGCCCTTCTGGATCAGCGCTGCGCGGACGGCGTTCCACCCGATGGCGGTGAAGTCAGCAGGCGAGTTCATGTAGCTCAGGATCTCCGCAGCGTTGGCGTAGATCTTCTCCTGCTCGATGTGACCAGCCCAGCGGCTGGCGAGAGTGTGGTCGAGAATGTTTTGTAGTGAGTGTGTCATGGTTAGAAAGGCAGCCACGCGGGCTGGGAGGATGACCCGCGCGGCTGCACCACACTCTCGCTTCGGCTCTCTCTTTCCGATGCGAGTCTGCAGTCTAGACGCGGGGACAGGAATGGTGATAGAGGATTTGCTCCTAAATGCAGGCACAAAAAATCCCCCGACCTGATTGCTCGAGGAGGGCTCGAGGTCAGGCCGGGGGACGGTTGGATCAGCAGACGCGCTGGGCCATGGTCTCAGCCCAGTCCTCAGGGGACGGCGGGCCGTCGATCATGCGGCTGGCGTCCACATGGGCGCGCAGCCAATCGATGGCGTAGCGGGCCTGCGTGAATTCACGGCGCAGCGTGAACCCGTCGCCTTCCCAAGATGCGACCACATGCGTTGCGCCTTCGAGATCGTTCCCCGGAGGCTTCGAGATCGTCAGGCTCACCTCGGCAGCGTGGGGAGATTTGGTTGCAAAGACGGAGACCTGGAAGTACTGGCCGCAGTCGAGCATGGCGACGCAGGAGCAGAGATCTCCGTCGAGGCCTGCCTTGACGAGGATGTCCCAGCTTTTCCAATTGCTGAGATCGTCCCGAATCATGTCGCGGAGCATGGCGTCCGCGGTCCCGCTGTGCCTCCAGTCGTCCATGATGTAGTCCTCGGCAGCGTAGTAGATTTTGTCTGTAGTGTTCATGATGTGGTGTGGTTGTCGAGAGATCGAATGATGGCGAATGCGAGCAGGGCAATGATCAGGCTCAAGGCTGCTGCTCCTCGGTGTGGCTGGAGGTGGCTGCTGCTAGGTGGACGCCGACGCGGATCGGGTTCTCGGCCAGGAATTGATCGAGCAAGGGGCCGATGCGCTCGTCGTCTCGGCT